GTAGAGAGTTTGTTCCTGCATGGCTAGACGAGGCAGCTCGTGTTATGCGACCTACAGGCATAGCTTATGTGTCTACACCTAATCATGATGGCTCTAACGATAAGTTGCCTGAAGATCATGTTTATGAGTGGGGTTTTCAAGAACTTAAACAAGAACTAGAAAGAAACTTTCATGTGCAGGCGGTTACAGGTACGTTTATACAAATACCTAATTTTAAGAAAGTACAGGCGGATCCTGACGCAAGATGGTGGACGGATGATATGATGGTCTATTTAGAGGAACGTTTCGGTAGACAATTTTTTAGAATGGTTGCGGCTATGTTTTATCCTGAACGAGCTAATAACTGTGCTTGGAGATTAACTAAGAAGTAATGTTCATTCAAGAAGAACTTGATAGATATTTCTATTGGATAAATGAGCGGGAGTCCATCCGTTATGTTAAAGAACAGACGGATGAGACTCCACCGTACTCGAAAGATCCAATATTTAATAATTATAAATTCTGTCAGGTTTTTAGAGAGGACGATAGAACTACTCGTTGGTTTAGACGACACATAAGAGAACCTCTAAAAGATGATCCCGATGTTTTTATGGCTACGGTTATTTTTAGATGGTTTAATCTAATAGATACAGGTAGAACTTTGATAGAAAACGATCTGTTATTTAATTGGGATAGGCAGAAAGCTATCGATTTAATTAAGGAGCAAGATCAGTGGATCACGGGTGCTTACATTATAAAAACACCTAACGGCATGGATAAAGTATCTGGAGTCGCTGAGTGTATTAGCCATATGTGGAACGATAGAGAATACCTTATAGAACAATCTAAGGGCTGTAATCTAGAAACTTTTTGGAAGATTATACGAGCTTATCCTTACATGGGACCGTTCATGGCGTATGAAGTAGTTACCGATCTTAGACATACTTGCATTCTTAATCAAGCTAACGATATCTATACTTGGGCTAATGCGGGACCAGGAGCCATGCGAGGACTGAATAGGCTAACAGGTAGAGATTTAAAATACACTAGACGTACTCACGATTGGTGCGGTGAGATGGTAGAACTCTATTCTTTATGCGAGGGTAATCTATCACCTTTGATAGCTCGTTCTTCTAACGAGTTTGAGTTACGAGAGATAGAGGGTGGTTTATGTGAGTTTGATAAATACTCACGAATATATAAAGGCGAAGGCAGAACAAGATCAATTTTTAAACCTAGCGATCTTCCTATTATAGAAGATTGCGGATCAAACGGAGAAAGTAATTATGACATTAGAGGATGAATTTATAGACTTGATAGATCAATACGGTGATTTAGTAGATATCTATTACACACAGTTTTTAGAAGTAGCGTTCTACTTAAAGGTGGCGGCTGATCAAGAAATGGCTGTAGGTTTTATTAAGAAGAAATTACCACAGCTTTCAACAAGCGACATACATAATTTAATTACAGAGATAGTAAGCGGACATCAGGAGTTGTTATGAATGTCTTATTAGGTAGGAATATAAACGAAGTTTTGTTAAAAGGCATAGACCTTTTTCAAGATCCAAGAAATTTTAGGGTGCAAGAAAGTAGAAACGGCGTTACCTTCGAGGCTTTAGAACCTGTTACTACGGTCTACGAGAGACCGTGGGAGAGAGTTTGTTTAATTAAAGATAGAGACGCTAACCCATTTTTCCATTTTATAGAAGGTTTGTGGATGTTAGCGGGTAGAGAAGATCTTGAGCCTTTAACTTTCTTTGTAAAGTCTATGGAAGATTTTTCAGACGACGGCAAAACACTACACGGTGCTTACGGTTTTCGATGGAGAGCTAATTTTAATTTTAATCAGATTACGATGATAGTGAATATACTACGTAATAATCCAGATGATAGACGCTGTGTTTTACAGATGTGGTCTCCTGTAGATGACTTAGGTAAACCAACGAAAGACGCTCCTTGTAATACTAATATTTACTTTAAGGTGAGAGATAACGAATTAGATATGACTGTTTGTTGCCGTAGTAACGATATGCTTTGGGGAGCCTATGGAGCTAACGTTGTGCATATGTCTATGCTACAAGAATACATGGCGTATAAGATTGGTGTTCATCCAGGAAGATACAGACAGATTAGTGATAGCTTTCATGTCTACCCTAATGAAGTTTGGAAAAGAGTTAAACATTTAAAAATAGACCCTATGACTTTTAGAGAGCATTGGGTAAATCCTTACGATAAGTTGAAAGATTATAAATATCGATCTTTTGCATCGGAGCCTGATAGTATTAGACCGTGTCCCCATTTAGACGATGAATTACATATATTCTTCGATAGTATGTTGGGAACGACTTACGAGTGGAAATCATACGCTATACGGAAAATAGCTAAACCTATGGTAATGGCTTACAAGGCGTATAAAGATAACGATATAGAGAATTCATATCGACACGTACAAGAGATTGAACCTGTTGATTGGATGTTAGCTTGTTTTAATTGGATAAAGAAAAGAGACAAGTCTGGCAAAGTAACTTTAATTAATAAACCAAAGGAGACTATATGAGTGATACTAATTGGGAGAAGATGAAAGAAGTGGCACAAAACGATCTTTCAGCTTTACGTACAGCAGAGACATCTTACGGTGACTCTTGGAAACGTAGGGGTGGGGTTGGAGCCTTTATGATGTTAGCCCGTAAATTCGATAGGATAGAACACCAATCAGAAAAACATGGTTGGGACGTATTCGAAGCGGGTCAGATATTTCAAGGCGAAGCAGGTCTGTTAGACGATATTAGAGATTTAAGAAGATATCTATTATTAGTCGAGCAGGAAATTTTAACAAACTATTCTGGATCAGCAGTAGCGATAGATCAAGAATACGAAGATGAGGTAGATGAATGAGTATATTTAGTTTTATAAAGAACTTATTTTCTAATAAAGAGGATAGCGTAAAACAGGCAGTAGAAGACGGTAAGGTAGAACTTAAAAAGTTTGATCCTGAGTTAGTTACACCTGAGCCTGTTCGAGCTAGAACTAAGAAAGGCACTTTTAAAGCGGATGATCCTTCTACTCCTGACGTAAACGAAGCTTACGTTGGTGGTAAGGCACCGAAGAAAAAGAAAACAAAAAGGTCTAAGAAGAAAAAATAAATGCAACAACCTATGTTTACACCTGATAGTAAATGGTCTGTACCTGATGTGTTTCCTACGTTTGGGGAGACAGAAACGTTAGCTATAGATTTAGAAACTTACGACCCTCATCTGCTTACTAGCGGTCCAGGGTGGGCTACAGGTCGTGGTCATATAGTTGGCATTGGCGTTGCCTCTGATAATTGGAAAGGCTACTTTCCTATACGTCACGAGGGCGGCGGAAACTTAGACGAAGATGTTGTTTTAAAGTGGCTAAGAAACACTCTTAAATCGGACAAACGTGATGTGGTTTTTCATAACTCGTTGTACGATGTGGGGTGGTTAAAAAGGGAAGGCATTGATATTCACGGACAAGTTCTGGACACTATCATTGCCGCTCCCTTGATAGATGAACATAGATATTCTTTCTCTCTCGACTCTTTGGGAGAGACTTACTGTAACGAAAAGAAAGATGAATCGTTATTACAGGATGCAGCTTTGGCTTACGGTATAAATCCTAAGTCAGAGATGTATAAACTTCCAGCTAAATACGTTGGACCTTATGGCGAGCAAGATGCAGCCCTTACCTTAAAATTATGGAGGGTATTAAAAAACGAATTAAGATATCAAGACGTAGAAAAGATATTTAAAACAGAGTGTGCTCTACTACCTCTACTGATAGAAATGAGATGGCAAGGGGTACGGGTAGATGAAGAAAAAGCACACAGGATAAGCGAACAGTTATCGAAGGAAGAACAAAAGATACAGGTAGAGATAAAACGTAAGTACGGTTCAGAAGTAAACCTTTGGGCTAATGCTTCGTTAAAAGACATATTCGATAATAATAATTTATGGTACCCGCATACTGAAAAAGGTATGGCTAGTTTCCAAAGAGATTGGTTAGAGAAACATGAACACGATCTACCAAAACTTATTGTAAAAGCAAGAAAACTAAATAAAGCTAGAACAACGTTTATAGATAAGATGATTTTAGAACACTCTTACGAAGGTAGAATACATGCGGAAGCTCATCCTCTACGTAACGATAGCGGCGGTACAGTAAGCGGTAGGTTTAGTTACAGTAATCCTAATCTACAACAAGTCCCTGCTCGTGACCCAGAGATAGGCAACTTAATTCGTTCTGTTTTTATACCAGAAGATGACTGTCAGTGGGGCGTGTTCGATTACTCACAGCAAGAACCTAGAATAACCGTACATTACGCTAATAAAGTAGGTCTAGCGGGTGCTAAAGAAGCCGTAGCGGACTATAGAGATAAAAACGCAGACTTCCACCAGATAATAGCGGACATGGCTAATATCCCACGTAAGCAAGCTAAAGTGATTAATCTAGGGCTAAGTTACGGAATGGGTAAAGAAAAGCTAATTAACGAATTAGGGCTTGATGATGTAGAGGCTGAAAAGCTATTTCTTCAGTATCATGCTCAAGTACCATTTATAAAAGGTTTACAAGATCATTGTACTCGTGTGGCTAACGATAGAGGGTACATAAAAACTCTAGGGGGGCGTAAGTGTAGGTTTGATTCTTGGGAAAAACGTTACGAAAGAAGCACACCGTTACCCTTAGAAGAAGCAAAAGAAAAATACGGTGACGATTTACGTAGGTCGTATACGTACAAAGCACTAAATAGATTAATACAAGGTTCGGCTGCTGATATGACAAAACTAGCTATGTTGGATTTATGGAAGGAAGGAATAGTTCCACACCTACAGGTTCACGATGAGGTAGATGTCTCTATCGAAAACGAACAACAAGGTAAGCGAGTAGCAGAGATTATGGAAAACTGTATACAACTTGCTGTACCTTTAGTTGTAGATATAGAGGTAGGCGAATCTTGGGGTGATACAAAGGAGGTTTAATGAAAGGTATATCGAAAGAACGTATGATGAAACAAGACAGAATGTATAAAGATATGTATCTGGTTTGGATAGGAGATGGTTGTACTCTACAGGAACTTGGAGAAAGATTTAACGTTACGAAACAAAGAGCTTGGCAAATTATGCAGAGGTGTCTACTCGGAGACGGTTACTATTACACAGGACAACAAAAAGCTAGAGAGAAGTGGCAAGAGTTAGCTAAACTCTACTCTAATGAAGAAGAACAAATACAACGAGCTTATAACGAATGGCTAGAAAGAAAATGTATAAGAACTATAGCTAACAACAAAAAGAAGGCTCCGCATACAGGATGGGATTTCTGATGAAGTTTGTATTAGTGTTCCCTCTACTCACGTATAAAAAGAGATTATTAATACAAGATAAGAGTAAGAACATAAAACAAGAATGTTATTGGTGTGGCGATAATTTTGAAGCTACTAGAAAAAAGAAGTTTTGTTCAGTAAATTGTAGAGAAGAAAATAGAACGTACAAGTGGGGGGATCTTACTAAGAATGTTCATCTAAGCTCTACTGAGGGTAAAAAATCTTGTTTATGGTGCGGTATAGACCATTTAGAAAAATCATATTATTGTAGTGATAAATGTAAAGAGTCTTACGATTTAGCACGAAATAAGCAGTACACTAAGATATACGAGAAAGGTGATATAAAGCCTGGAATCGACCAAACCGACAGGGAGCCAATAGATTGTTATGGGCATTGTACTCTACCTGAACAGATTATAGATTTGATAGGTTATACAGTAAGCGATGATTCTTATATCTATGAAGATCCTGTAGAGTTATTTGAGAAAATAAATGAAGAAACTACCCCCGCTAGATATTCAGACGGTTCTCATTATCAACCAGATAAACGTGCAAAAAATTATAATACTTTTAAATTTCAAAATATTTTGATGGGCACAAGGAGTGAGCTTTGGCTAAAGAAAAAGAACTCTGGAGATTGATTAAAACCAATCTACGAGATATACATCTACAACGAATAGAAACAGGAGCAACAGGTTCTGGAGTGCCTGATGTTAATGGTTGTGCTAAAGGTCAAGAGTTTTGGGTAGAGTTAAAAGAAATACACTCTGGGAACGCACTCACTCTACGACCTATGCAAGTTGCATGGATAGCTAAACGTGCTCAATACGGTGGACAAGTTTTTGTTTTAGCAAGAAAAAATGAAGTTATAAAGTTGTTCCACGTAGATGGTCTACTAGGTGCAAAAGAACTTATTGACGAAGGTTTTAAGAAGAAGGCTCTGGTTAAGCTTGTTCCTCCTTACGATTGGGAGGCTCTCGCTGCTGCTTTACTATCGTAGGTTTCTTCTTTTACTATATACCCCGTAGTTTACAGCTACGCTCATTTAACAGTGCAAACAAAACGGAGGTTTTTTATGGCACATCAAATAGAGACAATGGCGTGGGCGAATCAGGTACCATGGCACGGATTAGGTGTCGAAGTATCTGATGACCTTACACCATTGCAAATGCAGGAGGCAGCAAGTCTTGACTGGACAGTTAGTAAACGTCCAAGTTATACGCTTGACGCACCTGAGTGGAGCGACGACGTGGGGTTAATCCAAGCGGAGAATACTTTCCACATCGTTCGTGATTCTGATAACCGTGTTCTTAGTCATTGTGGTAGGGATTACGTCCCTGTGCAAAACGAGGACATATTTAAGTTCTTTAAACGTTTTACCGAAGCGGGACACATGAAGATGGAGACTGCGGGTAGCTTAAAGGACGGTGCAGAAATTTGGGGTTTAGCTAAAATTTCTGAGGACTTCGAGCTTGCGGGCGAAGACCATATTAAAGGTTACCTTTTAATACACCAACCGCATGTCGTTGGTAAGTCGATGACTGTTAAACTTACACCTATTAGAGTAGTGTGCAATAACACACTTACTTTCGCTTTAGGTGATAAGGGTACAGCGTCTTTCCGTATGCCACACGTTAGAGAGTTTGATGCAGACGTTATGGAAGCTGCGGAAGAAGCTCTAGGGTTATCGGCAGAGAAGATGAGTAAGTTTAAGGAAGCGGCGGAGTTTCTTTCTAAGAAGAAAGCTAAACACCCGCAGTTCTTAGACTTCGTCGGAGAGCTTTACCAACCTAATACCATGCTTACTTATAGGCATGAGCAGAAGCTTAAAGCTGACGGTAAGCTGATCGGTGAGCAAACGCCGCTTATTGATCAATTTAATAAGTACCCTAAATTAGTTGTTGATGCTCTTGAGCAACAACCAGGAGCTCATTTAGCTTCTTCTAAGGGTACTTGGTGGGGTGCATTAAATGCGGTTACCTACGTAGAAGACCACTTACGTGAGTCTCACGAGAAGGGTAATACCCTACACAGCTCATGGTTTGGTGTAGCGGCTAATCGTAAAGCGAAAGCTCTCGATCTAGCTATTAAGTACGCTGAGGTTGCATAATGGCTGACAGCCCAAAAGACTACAAAGTAGACGGTTTCGTGATGAGTAGTGTTTGGGTTGCTTTGTATGAGTCAGGTCAAGAAGACTTGGCTCATGCAATATCGGACATCATGATACAACAAGGTTGTCAAGAACTTATCGGGACTGAAGATCCCGCTATGTTGTTGGCTTTTTGGAGAGGCTATATGGAAGACAGGGGCATGATATATACCGTGCCTGAACCAGAGGAGGTTAATTAATGTCTGAATATAAAATAGAAAAGAATGTACCGTTGCCTACGGATTTACGATCTAAGAACACTTATCCGTTCGAAGATATGGAAGTAGGGGACTCTATATTTATTAAATTAGCGGAAAAAGATGATGCTCAACGCTTACGTAATCGTTTAGCTCAAGCTAGTCGTAATTTTGGTAAGAAACAAGATCCCGAGTGGACTTTTGTTCTTAGATATATGTTAGAGAGCTATGGCTCACTAGAAGTATCAGGAGTTAGGATATGGCGAAAGAGTTAGAACCAACTCAATACGTGAGAGATTTAGAGAAGCACGTAGATCATCAGGCTAACGATTTAGTGAAGGCTAGAGCTCTACTAGAGAAAAGTCTTAATATGATTGATATTGTTCCTAATGCTATGCTTTGGGAAGATGTTGCAAAACTAAAAGATGATATTGGTGATTTTCTCTACGGGGCTGATCGTAGTTACGTTAATCAAGGTTAATCGTATAGTGCTTTACTTTCTGGGTTTGGCACTATACAATGGTTATAGTTTGTTGGTAAACAAGCTGAAGGTTGCACTTACGAGTGTGTTATTATAATTTAGAAAGGAGAATGTTATGACTACATCTACAGCTAAAAAGACTGTTAAGAAGTCGATAGCTAAGAAAAATAGTGGGGTTGTGATACCCGAGCCCACTACTTCTAGCAATGGGTCACCTAGAACGCTTTACAAGTTTACAGGTAAAAACCCTGAAGACTGTAAAACTGCTCAAATGAGAGCACTGGTTGACACAGCTGCTACAGCTAAGAAAGAGGATTTAGACTCTTCTAGCTTTACAGCTCAAGACTTAACTAAGTTAGCAGTTAAGATGAAGATACTTGCTACACGTCAGGAGCCGCTTAGAATCTTTAGGTTTTACGCTAAGAGACTGACGGATGAGGGTTACTTCGTCAAAGTCTAATTAATGGGGAGCAAGAGCTCTCAAGTCCTGCGGTTTTGTTATTTGTTTTGCCGCAGGACGACTTAAAAGGAGGAATCCATGTATAAAGTAGAATTAATAGATAACAACGGTAAGATAACGACTACCTCAGTCAGAACGATAGCTCGGATCGTTGTACAAAAAATCAAAGAAAGCGACTTCAGACAGAAAAAATATTTATCAGGTGATGAGTTTGCACTTTATCAGTTGATATTTGATGCCTTCGAAGAAGCAAAAGAAGAACAAGAAGATTCGGTGAGCTGATGACACAATTTAAAGAATTAGTCGAAAGACAAAGAGCTCTACTAAAAGCAGAACAGTGGGGTAGCGAGATAAAATCAGTACACACACATAGACTAAAATCATGTTGGTATGACGATCGACCAGAAGATACAGAACGTGGCTATGTTACTGATTTTGAATACAATAATGGGAAAATAGAGCGGCAGCAAAACGACAAGATTATCCACGTTTGGTGGGAGTATGAGAAGAGTGCTGAGCAGATTTTGGAGGACATGTAATAGTGCTTTACTTTGTAGCCTTTGTACCTTTAATATATCTATATCGTTTACTAGAAAGGAGAATATATGAAACAGAAACGTATGACAGCCGAGGAACGCAGACGTATTAGCAGTCAGTACACTATTGCACCTGCGTATAATAAAGGAGCCTATCAGGTAATACCTAAAGAAGATATTAAACATATAGGCAAATGAAGCATAAGGTCAGGTTTAAGAATTTCGGCGGTAAGCATAAAACTGTCGCTGGAAAAATGGAACGTTTGGAGCCTGCAATGTCCAGTCGCCAACGTAGAAGATTAGAAGCTAAAAAACGTAGGAGCAAAAAATATGTCAACAGACGTGATGAAAATAGCGACTCTTAAAGAGTTAAGAAGAATAAACGGTAGGTCGATTATGTCGGAATATAACCAGACTGTAGACCTAGATAAAGTAGAGGAAGATGTGAGGGCTTGTGGTTACGACCCCGACGAAGTACAGTTTCCTAGTACGTTTTCGATGATACACGAACACAAACACGGATTAAAAACAGAGCCGCATATGCGAGTTAAGTTCATCGGTCCCATGAGTATCGCTAAAAAGATTAAAGTCGATTTCTTACTCGATATGAGTACTAAAGATTATAACGAACTAGAGACGGTAGAGTCTATAGAGCCTGAGGGGGAGCATGAAAGCTAAAAAGATAAGAAGAATTCTCAAAGACGGTGGCGTGGATTGGCGAGAAGCTAAGCACGTACAAGGGGTAACGAAAGATCGTGACGGTAACGAACAAAGACACCCAACGATCTTTTTAGACCCTAAATGCGGAAAAGCCATTTATAGGAGGATGAAGAAAAAACTACGTTGAACGTTTGCTTTAAGCTCGTTTGTTCGTCGTTTATAATTTATATATAACTTAAACAGAAAGGAGAAAGTTATGAGTATTGATAAAATCATACAGCAGATAGTAAGTACTATTGAAACTTTATTAGAAGCTATTCAAAAACTTACAGATAACCAGAAGACATTGCGTGATCTTATGCAGCAGCAGGTTGATATTAATCAACAGCTTACTGCAGAGATTACTATGTTGAAAGCTCAACAAGATATTAAAACTGCGGAGGTCATAGATGTCAGACAGTAGCATTACTATGGTACAAGCAGTTACCGAACACGTCATGGCTTTACCTTTGGGATTTATCACAGAGGAGCAAGAAAGAGACTTTATTGATTACGTGCTCTATCACATAAAAGATAGTGATCGACCTCACTACCTGCCATCTATGCGAGAGGTGCACGAGTTATTTTTAGAGTACTTCCATGGCGATGAGGATTATGCAAATAATCCGACAACTGAAGAAGCATCAAGTCAGACGGATGCTTAAATAGTTAGGGTATTCTAAGAAGGGATTACTACAGGAAGGAATTTAAATGTGTTCCTGTCGAGTGGGTTTACAAGCACTCTATAAACACCGCCCTACAATTTGAAAGGAGTAATTATGTACAAACTGTATTTCGTAGATAAAGAAGATAAGAGAATCTTTATAGGTCATTTTTCCGAGATGAGGGATATGCGGATAGCGGTAAATTATTTTGACGAGCTTTGGTCAATGATCGTAGACGACAACTTAAACGCCGATATGGAGACCGAAATAGAATTATTTAGACGTTATGAGGGCGGGGACTTTGTTTATTATTCTCAAGAAGATAGTAGTGATCATGGAATAGTAGACGTTTATCCTGTTTTAGAAAAAAGAATTATAGAAGCAAGAAAGGAGGGCAACTGATATGGGCTTAGATTGTTACGTGGTACACGGTAATGACCAACGCAAATGTATTACCGAAGAAGACGACCAAAGGTTAAAAGGATTGAATCTATGCGGAGGCATGTTAAGCGGTCATGGTAACGACGGATCGTTTAGGGGCAAGGTCTACGAACCTTTGATGGACGAGTTACTCACTCACTCTAGATTACATCCAGTTTTTGGATGTTGGCATTTAGAAGGCGATGACGTGGTTACGAATGAAGAGTTGCGGGAACAAGCGGAAGCTCTAGACGAGTTGCTCGTTTATAAACTCCAACAAGCCGAGGACAACGATCAAGTGCTCTATGACGACACTGTCATCTATCAGACAGGCAATGGTTGGAAGTATAAATACCACGAGGTTTGCGATTTAGCTACCTTGCTTCGTGTTGGTGCGGAGCGTGGTTGCGTAATGGAAGTATCTTGGTAGTTCGTAGGCTGCTTTGGGCTGGTACTTTGTACCTTTATAATATTTATATTATTAACTTAGAAAGGAGAAAATATGAGTGAAGAGAAATGGTTAGAAACCAATAACGGCATTGAATACAAAACTGGATTCGATGCTAAACTCTGGCACGGAATCATTAGTAGTAAAGGTGTTTACAAAAAACGAGAGTGTGAGGTAGGTGATACTTGGATATGCCTCCAAAGTAAATATGATGAGGGATACGACTATATAACGATTGACTGCGATCAGATCGATGAGTATGGAGAGTCTGATTTAGGTGAGTCTGGGATGCCTAACATTTTAATTATTAGAATTGCTAGAAAGGAGAAATAGATATGAAGGATTACGATACGTTTGACTTTTATTTGAAAGCACCGCAAGAGCCAATGGTAGACGGGTATAAGATGTACCGAGGTACGATGGCTGGATTTAAAAGAGTAGAAACACTTTACGAGTCACTCTATGCAACGGTGATTGATAAACAACTAGGAGTGTTAGATCCAGGAAAAGAAGTTTACGCAGAGGATTTGACCGACGATCCGATTCTACGAAATTGGGAAAACGGCTACATTACAGCAGTCGATATAGATACTAAAGACGAGTTCTTTTATTTAGAAGATCACCAAAGAGGTACTTATTTAGAAAAGATTGCAAAACTTACAGAGGAGGAACCTGCACAAGGCGAAACTTTTGGAGTTACGGAGTCAGCGATCTACTACGACGAAGACGGAATGTAAGGGGTGACTCAAACAAATGATTCTGCGGAGAAATAATAACAGACATACGATCTGATAGGCAAAACGCCAAACTCTTACCAGAACTACATACAGTCCCTGAGTGCACCCCAAGGATAAGAAAGCCCTCGATTGTTGCGACAGTCGGGGGCTATTTTTATATGGTGTATTGTTGTTTTGAAAATAAAAAACTTTTTCTATAAATTTTCTTAAAAGTACTAATATCTCTAATATTCTAATAGATTTGCTCTGTAACCCTCTTTGCTATTGCATTCTGTGAGAGAACGAAAGTAATAGATTTTCTATTAGTTATTACAAATGAGAGGTAAGATACTATAGAGGGCACGACAAAATCATTTTTGGTTTATAATAAACTAATAGATTTAATAATACTCTACAGCCTATGAAACAGTTGACTCATACACCGTTAGTACCTACAGAAGACGGCAAAGCGTTCCTTGACGATAAAGGTAAGATGTGGCAACCACTCAACTCTAAACAAAAGAAGTTTTGTAAGGAGTATTTGAAGGGTCAAACAGCTACCGAAGCCGCTATAAAAGCTGGTTATACCAAAGATCGGAAAGGTGCCAAAACACAAGGCAGCGTTTTACTCAATCATAACCCAGTCGTACGAAACTATCTCATACAGTTGGAAATGCAAGCCGCAGAGCGAGAGCAAATATCCCTAGAGAAACATTTAGGGACTCTACACGACCTCAGAGAAGAAGCCAAAGACCAAGGTCAGATATCCGCAGCGATAACGGCAGAGATCCACCGAGGCAAGGCGGGGGGAATCTACATCGATAGACGAGTTGAACTGACCGCAAAGATCGACTCTATGTCAAAAGATGATCTACTCACTCGGCTCGAAAAATTAATCAATAAGCGATCGCCTGATCCCGAGATCGTCGAGGGCGAGTACACCGAGACATAGAGCGAGCAGAGCCCGCAACGATTTCTCCTTCTTTCCGTTGTTCTTTTAGTGCTTTACTTTGGTACCAATCGAGCGTACAATGGTTCTTAGATAGTTAAGGGTTTAACTATCATTAACAAATAACATAGAAAGGAGAATTAAATTGGCTAACAAAATAGATTCTAATTTTAAGGCAGCCTCTGGAAGAACTTCCAGTGGTACGATTTTTAAACTTATTAAGACTGACGGAGCAGTAGACCTGCCTCCACAGGCTCAGTCTATCATAGAGTGCTTTGTAAGATTCGGAGGCGATGACTTCGTGTTATCGGTCGAGGATCTGGTTGGTAAAGACTCTGCGGGACTGGAGTCAAAACTAGACGAGGTTGGATTGGAAACAGTCCAGACTCCTGCTCGTATCTGGTCTTGGTATCGTGGTCGTTTGGTTAAAAACGGCTTTATCGAAAAGGTCAGTTAATCTAGCCTTGTAAAAATCGGGGAGTCTACTCGGCTCCCCTTTTTTTATCCTGCTCTACTCTACTCTATCCCTCACTCTATCGCTCGCTCTACTCTACACATTTTTATTATTACTACCACACCCCCACCCACACACCCACCCAGCCAGCGAGGGACGCAGCGACGGAGCGAGGCGATTTTATTTTTTAATTAGCTAAATATATAAATAAATAAATATATAAATAATTAAATAAATTACTAGGTAAGTAAGAAGAATGCGTGTATAGTTAGCACATGGTTAAAACAAATAAAGGGGCTACGCCTTCTAACGTAGCAACACAAGGGGCTAACGTAAAACGTGATTACGCTAGCAGAATTAAATCATCTAATGTAAAGGTTGATGATTCAGGTACTATATCTTTGGTACATGAATTAATTGATCCTGTATTTGAAAAGCTACCACCTCAAGTACAGTACTTAATTGAGATCGTATCTAAGGTAGCTACTGATGGTACTACTTGTAACATTAAAGATTTTAATGATGAGTGGGATACTAGGCTAGTTCAAAGCGGTAAGTATGTTCAAGATGGTGTAACTATAATTAGGCATTACATATCGCCTAAACAAATACGTAAGGAGTTAGACAATCAAAACATACTTCAAGCGGGGCTTATTAAACTAAGCTAATCTTTTAACTTTAATAAAGGGGCTACTAGGTTAATGTAGCCCTTTTTTTATATCTCTACTACGTATATTATAAGCTTATAACTAAAGGCTATATACCCCCCTACGCCGCCGTAGCGTGCACCCACCCGCCCGACCCTGGAGTCGCACCCTTAATTGCAAGTACTTTACAAATAGGTTCCCTATGTAAAAAAATTTTGCAAAAAAATTTTTACAAATTATAATCTGTGATATGTTTCAAGTTGCTCTCATAGTTGGAGGTCTATTGGCGGCTAGTTTGGCGGGCTCGGGTTACTACATAACCGTGCTCCATGAAGAGATTGGCATGATCAAAGCAAACGAGATACTCTTTAAAACTAAAATAGCAGAACAAAATAAAGCCATACAAGATTTGGTAAACAGACAAGAGACCACACTAAAACAAGTAACTCAGTTGGAACGCCAGAAACAAGAAGCACAAACAGAAGCTAACAAGTTAAGAAAGACATTTGCTAAACACGATCTAGGTAATTTAGCTTTGAACAAGCCTGGACTCATAGAAAAAATAGTAAACAAAGGAACTAAAAAAGTTATGGACGAATTAGTTTCAGTATCAACCCACTCTCCTAATGATCCAGATACTACTGATTAGTTCATTAGTTGTCTTAGGAGCATGCTCCATTGTTCCTAAGACAACACCCGTAGAAGTTAATACTGTTGCGATACCCGCACCAATGTTCCACCCGCCGCTACCTAGAGAACTTTCACTATTAGACGTTAAATACGAAATACTAACCCCTGAAATTATGCAAGAGTATCTTGAGTTAGTAGAAAAAGGCGAAGCCCCTGCTATTCCGTATTACGCATTGAACACCCAAAACTATGAAAACCTATCGAATAATATGGCGGAGATAATCCGTTACGCCAAAGACATTAGAGCGTTAGTCGAGTATTATAGGACGTATGGAAAAACAGATGAAGATTAGATTTTATAACGGCTACGAACTAAAGCGAGTGCCTAGCGGACTGCGGTTCTTTGACGTTGGTACGATTGGTAGAAAATGGGTAAGGATTAAAGAAAGTCCAGCGGATCGTTGGATGAGGATATCGGTTAAAAATTGGGAACAAATAAAACAATCACCAACTTTCGAAATTATCCCGCAACAAGAAAACCCCTCTTAAATTTAAACTGCTTTACTTATGAATCAACAATTAAAACCCGCACAACCACCGATTGAGCAGTTTTTAACAAATCTGTATTACGGCGGGATAGAAGCAGTGTTACCAAGAGAGACCCGTAACGATCCTACGTTTCAAGCTATACTATCGGCGGTTGTTCCACAAGACGATATCGATAAAGCAGCAGCTCTATTTGGTGGACCTATACCTAAGTTAACTAGGCAAGGTATGAAAATGGTAAGTAGAAATATCCCTAATATTGTTACTAACGATTTAGGCGAGGCTACAGCAAAAGTTATTAGTAGTAATCCTGTATACCACGGCGGTCCATCGGGTATAAGAACATTAAGATTACCAGCAGACGAAAGAGCATTAAATGTTCCATCTACGGGAGGAATCTATACCGTAGTTGACCCTACCGATCTTAGGTTAATAGATTTTTCTAGGGGCGGTTCTGTTTATAATATAAAACCAAATTTAAATAGAACGTTAAACGTACAAAAGATACAAGACTTACCTAAACAAGAACGTAAATTTTTAGAAGATCAAATAGTAAAATTAAGAGGTTCTAAAGATATCCAGCCGTTTGGAGATGATTTAGTAGATTTATTAAAAATTAAAGACGAACAGACAGCGTATAACTTATATCGTATGATTTCCCCAGAAACTACAGGTTCAAGGTACGTTAGTTCTTTTAGCGAAGAATTAGCTGATATGTTCAAACGACTAGATTACGATTCTATAGCTTTTCCTAAAAGAGCTATTAAGGGAGAAAGTGAAACTATAGTAACTTTTGATCCTAAAAAACTTACAATAAAAGACGAAATACCACAAAAAGATTACGATAAATTTGTTATCGATTTCGATAAGTGAACTTAGAGGATATTAAAAATATTGATATCAGCCATTTATCTAAGGCTGAGGTTAAAGAGTATGTAATTCTTTTAGAAGAATTAGAAAAACGAGAAAAACAAGAACAAGCCACAAGTACTTTTATGAATTTTGTCAAATCAATATGGACAGAATTTATAGAAGGCGATCACCATATAAAAATGGCACAAGCTTTTGACGATATCGCTAGTGGTAAATTAAAAAGATTAATAATTAATATGCCGCCTAGACATACTAAGTCAGAGTTTGCTTCGCATTTATTCCCTGCTTATCTATTAGGTAAAAATCCAAAGTTAAAAATTATAGAGGCAACACACACAGCCGACCTTGCTATAAATTTTGGTAGAAAAGTTCGTGACTTAATCGACGGCGAAGAATACGCTGATTTATTTCCCGAGACAGAACTAAAAGCGGATAGCCGATCTGCAGGAAAATGGCTTACGAACAAGGGTGGTGAGTACTATGCCGCTGGTATCGGGGGTGCATTAGCTGGAAGGGGTGCGGATTTATTTATTATTGACGACCCGCATTCGGAACAAGACGCTATGTCAGATAAAGCATTAGAAGAAGCTTACGAATGGTTTATGTCTGGACCTCGTCAGAGGTTACAACCAGGAGGTGCAATCGTTATAGTTATGACTAGATGGTCTAAAAAAGACTTGACAGGTCGTTTAGTTAAGAAAATGGCACAAGAGCAAGGGGCAGATCAATGGAAAGTTATAGAATTTCCTGCTATTTTGCCTTCAGGCAATCCGCTTTGGGGTAATTTTTGGTCGTTAGAGGAGCTAGAGACTATAAAAGCTTCCGTCAGTCCGTCTAAATGGGCTTCCCAATACATGCAAAGACCAACAGGTGAGGGTATATCTATTGTACCAAAAGACTGGTTTCAGATTTGGGACGAAGAAAAACCACCTGTTTGCGATTATATTATCCAAAGTTACGATACAGCGTTCTTAAAAAGCGAAAGAGCTGACTTTTCTGCTATAACAACATGGGGTGTATGGTACCCAGACGGTAAAATTGGTGAAAATATCTATAACGGAGACGAAGCTCACTTGATTTTGTTAGATTGTATCAAAGAACGTTACGATTTTCCTGAATTAAAAGCCGAAGCGATGCGATTATTCGAATATTGGAACCCTGATACGATAATTATTGAAACGAAAGCGTCAGGTATACCGTTAGTTCAAGAATTACGTCGGATAGGCATACCTGTAAACACATTTTCTCCAGGAAAAGGTCAAGATAAAATTGCTAGATTGAATTTAGTGTCGCCTATTTTTCAAGATGGACGAGTTTGGGTGCCTGATAACCGTTTTGGGTTAGAAGTTATGGAAGAAATATCAGATTTTCCTAACGGCGAAAACGATGACCTTGTAGATGCGACTACATTAGCACTAACTAGGTTTAGAGAAGGCGGATTTTTACAATTATCTAGCGATTACTTTGATGATGAAGATTACTTTCCTCCTAATAGGGTTTATTATTAACAAAATAACCTTTATGATTCGTAAACATGGCTATTGAAAAACAACCTAGCCCAATTTCTTTAGGCGGACAAGAAGAAATAGAGTTAGAGCTAGAGCAGCCGAGAGATATGGCTGATACTGAGGTAACTATCTTGCCAGACGGCAGTGTCGCTATCGATCTAGAACCAGAAGACGACATAGATTATAAATTTGGTGAAAATTTAGCTGAATTTATTGACGAAAGAGAACTTAACACTATAGCCGCAGAATTAATTTCTAATTACGAAGAAGATTTAGATTCTAGGAAAGATTGGTTCAATGCATTTACCGATGGATTAGAACTTTTAGGTATTAATGCGGAAGATAGATCACAACCGTTCATAGGAGCTTCAGGTGTGCACCACCCGATACTAGCAGAAGCCGTAACACAGTTCCAAGCACAAGCATATAAAGAATTACTACCAGCAGGTGGACCTGTCGATGTACAAATCATGGGTAAAACTGACGATGCTAAAAATATGAAAGCGAATAGAGTTAAAAACTTTATGAACTATCAAATTAGTTACAAGATGGAAGAATATGACCCCGAGATGGATCAACTGCTTTTTTATTTACCGTTATCTGGTTCGGCATTTAAAAAAGTTTTTTACGATCCATCTCTTGGCAGAGCAACAGCTAGATTTGTAAAAGCGGAAGATTTAGTAGTACCGTATTACGCTGTTGATTTATTAACCGCACCTAGAATTACCCACGTCATCAACATGACGGAAAACGAATTACGTAAATTACAACTTACAGGTTTTTACAGAGACACCGATATGGCAGGTCCATCAAGTAATCCTGAAACAACCGACGTAGAAGAAAAATTAGATGAATTACAAGGATTAAGTAGAACGATTACCGATGAAGAATTTACTTTGTTAGAAGTTCATATTGATTTAGATTTAGAAGGCTTTGAAGATACAGACGATAACGGACAACCTACAGGATTAGCGTTACCGTATATCGTAACTATTTGTAAAGACACAAACGACGTATTAGCTATTAGACAAAACTACAATCCTGCAGATCCAATGCGTAAAAAGATAGAATACTTTACGCATTATAAATTTCTTCCAGGATTAGGATTCTACGGATTTGGTCTGATACATATGATGGGCGGCTTAACTAAATCCGTAACCGCCATACTTAGACAACTTATAGACGCAGGAACTTTATCAAACTTACCAGCAGGTTTTAAATCAAGAGGATTAAGTATACAAAAAACTGATGATCCGATACAGCCTGGAGAGTGGCGTGATGTAGATGCACCAGGAGGTAGACTTATGGATGCCTTTATGCCGTTACCGTATAAAGAACCAAGTGCTACATTAACAGCGTTATTAGGAACTTTAGTTGACTCGGGTAGAAGATTTGCGGCTACTATTGAACAAGCTACAGGAGACGGTAATACTGAAGCACCTGTAGGTACAACCGTTGCTTTATTAGAAAAAGGGCAACGAGTTATGTCGGCGATACATAAAAGATTACATTACGCTCAAAAAACAGAATTTAAAATTTTAAAAAGAATATTCGGAGAGTTTTTACCTGACGAGTACCCGTACCAAGTTCAAGGAGCTGCTTCAAGTGTATTTAAACAAGATTTCGATAATTCTATAGACGTTATACCTGTTAGTGACCCTAATATATTTAGTATGACGCAAAGAATAGTTTTAGCACAAACACAACTGCAACTAGCACAAGCTAATCCTAAAATACACGATGTTAGAGAAGCACACCGAAAAATGTATCAAGCGTTAAACGTAAAAGATATAGATTCTATATTACCTGCTGAAGAAGAAGTTCCTCCACGGGATCCAGTAAGTGAACAACAAGCCGCTATAACTGGACAGCCTATAAAAGCATACGAATTCCAAAACCATGAAGCTTACATAGCCGCTCATAGTGCGTTTTTACAAAACCCTATGGCTCAACAAAACCCAGCAATATTACAAATTATTGGGGCTAATATTCAAGAACACCAAGCTATGTTATATAGGGTACAAATAGAACAAGCAATAGGACAACCTTTGCCTCCACTAGACCAACCTATGCCTCCTGAGTTGATGAATGAAATCGCAGTAGCCGCTGCTACAGCAACACAACAAGTTACAGGTCAAGCACAGGCTATGGCACAAGCACAAGCTATGGCACAAAGCGATCCACAACGTGAAATGTTTGAACAACAATTACAACA